AGCCTCATCGATTGAATCATAATTATTATTCATAACAATCAAATATCCTCTTGTCTAGTAGGACTATAATCTTTAGAGTCACCTAAAAATTCCCAACTCTCTGTAAATCCAAAATCATCACCAGGTTCTGCAGTAATGGGATTAGGAACAGCAGTATATCTCATTTCACGTTTTGCGGTCTTTATATTAGTATCGGCATAAACATCTGCCTGAACCTTACGGATGAGACCCTCAGTAGATTCTGCAATTGGGCCGAACAGATAAGTTTTTGCACTAAATCTTAATGTGTAGATAAGTGCTCTTCTTGTTTGAAATGATCCCTCATAATCATCTTGGAAATCAATACTATCGAGAACAATTGGAATGTCTCTTTTTTCTCCAATAGAACTGACTAAATCAACAGTCAAATTAAAAGATGGTTGGAAAAATGGCAGTATCTGCTCAATAATTTGAAGAGCATCATCATTCAATTTACTGAAAATATTAAGTTCAAATCCAATAGTGTAAGGAACTGGCATGAACACCTTTTTCGTTTTGTCATCAGTTTTATCAACAGCTTTAAATGTTTGTGTTACTCCTGTTTTTCTAGTCGAATCATATTGAATCGTAGTCATCTCAAATGACATTCTTGGAAGAGTGATTGCAATAGATTTCGTTAACTGTTCTTGTTCTTGAATCTTTGTTAAAAACTTTTGCATTGGTCCATAAGATAGACCAACTTTTGTTTCATCTAAAATAGTTCCATCACTCTTTGTATGTCGAATGGAAATATCATTAAATAAAGTTCCAAAACTAATAATAGTTTTTCTTATAATTTCGTGATAAAAATATGTTCCTAACATTAATAACTACCAAATGGATTTGACTCTGTAAAATCTATAATATTATCTGCTTGTGTTTCTATTTCTTCATTAACATCATATGGGTTATCATAACTTTCTTCATCATAACTCTTAACAACATATCTAGCTGATGATATTGAACCAACTACAACTTCACCTGAACCAAACGTACCAGTATTTAGTGCAACTCTTAAATTGATTGGAGGATCTATCGTACTAACATCAAAGTCTCTTCTAAAATCTCTAACTACTGCCGTTACACCTGTAGTTTGTCCTGTAATTGTTTCATTATAAAAGAATGTTCCAAAACCAACTGTAGATAGTCCTGTAATATTGATAGTTGGTGCTTCTGTATATCCAAAACCAGGTCTAGTTAGATTAATTGAGTTGACTTCGCCATCACTTGAAATGCTTGCGATACCAGTAGCAGTTATTCCAGAACCAGTAGGTCCACTAATTATTACATCAGGTGGAGTTACATATCCCTTTCCTTTATTGTCAATTTGAATTTTAAAAATATTAGATTCTTCTGATGTATTTACAGAACATGTAGCAGCTGCTCCAGAACCTCCACCACCAGAAAATGTTATTGTTGGAGCAACCGCATATCCTATACCAGATTCTATAATTTCAATTCTTTCTATGGATTGTACGTTTGCGACACTAGTGGTAATTGCAACTGCAGTAGCTCTAATTCCAGATTCTGGTGCTGAAATTGTTACGACTGGTGCAGATGTATATCCAAAACCATCATTATTCAAAAATATTTCTGAAATTCCTCCCGTTGCGAGGATGGGTGTTGCTGTAGCAGTAATAGCAATTCCCGTAAGGGTTAAAGATGTAATATACCCTTCATCTTCTACTGTATTATCAACTTCTTCAATCGCAGTATCAATAAGTTCATTTTCATATTCATAAAGTTCACAACTCAATTCATAAACATAATTTGTTCCGAGTTGATAAAAAGGTTTTTCCGATTCAACTCTTTTAATTTCAAAAAGTCTTTCTCCGAGTGGGAAATAAATTAAATCTCCTTCCTTTGGTCTAGTAATTAAATCTGCAAAATCATACTCTGTAATTTTTCCTTCTCTGATCCCAGCAGAAATACCCTCTAAAAATGGAGCAATAAATTCTTCGTATTTTTCTCTAGATATAGTCAAACTTATTTCATTTTTTAATCTAAGACCAAACTTGGTCATTATGTCACTATCTGGAGCATATCCATCATAATTATTAATATATGCCTCCATCATAAAAACATCATCAAATTTTGATGATTGAATTTCACGAATTATATTGTCAGTTTTAAAAATTTTTCTTGGTAGATAATATATGTCTACACCGTAAATTTTTAATTGTTCATTGATCAAATCCTGAATAAGAAACTGTTCATTTGTAGATCCTTGTAGAAAAAATGGATTTAAAGACATAACTATTAACCAATAAGATCAAGAGGTGGCATTTCATAGTCCATTGCCATTCTCTGTTTTATTTCATCTAACTCTCTTTGCCCATCATCGTATAATTGTCTACCATTTAATTCAATTCCGCCAGGAAGTTTTACACCTTGAAATTTAATTAAGTTTTGTCCCCATTGCCTTTTAATTGCAGAAGTAAGATATCTCTTTACAAAACTATCATTAAAAACTTTTGAAAAATTATTTGGATCTAATGCTCTCTGACAATCAATAACGAAAAATGTGTCTTTATTTTGAGCACCCCAATCTATATCAAGATATAATCTGTTTTGTCTTTTATTAAATCTTATTTGCTTATCTGTGGTAAGAAGAAAATCTATATCCTCAAGATAAGTTTTTGTCATAGCATACTGCAATAATTCAATAGAATTAAAAGAATACAAGTCATTTAAGAATAACTGATACTTAATACCAAACATTCCTGCAGAAATGCTACTAGTATCAAACTTAAATATTTTTTCTATACCAATTACTGAATCGGGAACTTGAATATAATTTGAATTTTCATAGAAATTAAATGTTGTTGTTCCAAATCCAACAATATTTGAGGTTCCGGTTGTGGTTGTTATACCAATACCATCGGTTCCAGTTGCCTTTCCTCTATTAATATCATCTTGAGATACCTTATATTTAAGGTACATTCTTTCTACACCATCATAATGTCTCTCATTAAAATACTGCAAAGTATCATCAAGTAGATCTTCAACCTGCTCATCGGCAACGTTGATTTCTAAAACAGGAGCACCAAGTTGTCTGAGACAATACTCCTTCAATTCTTCTCTAGTAGTTGGTTTTGCCATTAATATGTTCCTCCATCAATGAGTCCGGCATCCAGTGTTCCTACAACAAAAACATTATTTTCGAAAGTTGATATTCCTACAAATGTTGATAGACCAGCAACTCTTAGATTTTGTGTAGTAGTTAATCCAGTAACTCCAAGAGTTCCTATCGTTGCAATGCCAGTGATACTAGCATCTCTTAAAGTAACTTCGTCTAGAGTTACGTCATCAGCAACATATAAATCACCTCCAACATAAAGATCACCAAGTGTTGTAGTAATACCGGAGGAACTAGCAGAACCAAGTGTGGTTAAACCTACAACAGTTAAGTTTTGGGAGGTTGATAATCCAGTAACACCAAGAGTTCCTATATTATAAGTATCAGTTCCAGTGCCAACTGTTCCGTTTAAATTTCTATTAACTAATTCCCACCAATTTCCTGCATGAGCATAGTATGCTTTGCCAGTCGAGTGAACATGTGCAAATGCACCATGATATGTTGCAGCACTAGGAAGATCGGATAAAGTACTATAAAGAAATGGAATTACATTACTAGTTGCAGCTCCAACTATTCTTCCACCAGTAGTATCTAAAATTCCATTTACATCTAATAATGTTCCTACAGTGGCAATACCAGTAATTTCACCATTTCTAGCATCAAATTCGTCAAATTCTAAGTCATCTGCAACATATAAATCACCACCAACATATAAGTCGCTTATAGTTGTAACAATACCTGTAAAGGTGGAAAGACCAGAAACACTTAAGTCTTTTGTTGATACAAGACTACCAAACTTTCCATCTCTCCACCTTTGAGTGGTAATACCAATATCATAAGTATTATCAGTATTTGGAACTAAATTCGATACAAATTCTCCACCAACATCAATGTCATCTCCAGTAGAATCACCAATTCCAATTGTGCCTCCCCTGAAGGTGGCATTGCCAATAAATTCTGATGTTCCGTCAACTTTAAGGTTACTTGCTACTGTTAAATTAGCACCAACAAATAAATTGCCACCAGTAGTAGTAATCCCTCCGGCAGAAGCAAGAGTTGTAATTCCAACGGAGTTGAATGTAGAATTTACTGTTAATCCGTTTAATATGTCAACAGCAGCATTTATATCTAAAGCAGATGAGAAGGTTGAAATTCCTGCAACTGTAATCCCTTCTCCGAGATGTACTTCTTTTGCAATTCCAACACCACCATTAACAACTAATGCTCCGGTGGATATTGAAGTTGATTGAGTTGTATTAGAAAATGTTGCGATGCCGGTAACAGATAAAGATGCGGAATCAATCGCATCTGTCATAAAGAATTTTTCTGTGGATAAATCCCATACAAGGAGCATCCCATCTTCAGACTTTCTAGTCGATTCTACATCAGTTAAATTGACTATTCGTGTTGGTGGTGCAGAAGCATTAGATAATACACGAATAACATTCTGAGAACCAATCCTGTCGTTAATATTAGGCATTACCTAGTTACTCCCCCTCGTAGTAGTGCTGTGCCTTCGACAGCTTTATACTCTCTACCAGCATTTAAAATTTTTACATCATATACATATCTTCCTGGTTTCAAACTGACTGTTTGATTTGCAGTCATTGAAATTGAAATAATCCCCTGATCCGGACTAGTAATTGTAGATGCAAAAGATACTGATGTAGACGCTCCATAGTGTTTTCTCATTTGTGCCGTTGTGGAGGCATTATTGAGGTTTAAAGGTGCATTTGTTCTAGTGTCCTCCAATTGGAAGGATGTATCAAAATCAAATCCTTTTTCAATCACTATATTGGATACATAAACAGCCATTATTATTGATGCTAATATACCTTTAGATATTTATATCATTTCACTAGGCAGTCATTTATTTAGAAATTGTTTTAGTAAGTCTTTAATTTCTTCAATGTCGTTTTTAATATTATCCAACTCTTTTCTTTGAAATTTTTCTGATTCAATTTTCTTTAATCTTTGATTATACCCAATTGTATCATAATTTATAATTGCTCCAGTATCATCCCTATAAAGATGGGGATGGTCTTTAACTTTTGTTAATTTTGTCATTTCACTGCTAAAGTTCTTAGATCTTTAATTATTGGAGCATTTGCCTGATCCGTTGATGACATAACAATCTTAATAGCATATCCACTAAAATCTTCTAGATCATTTGCAGTAAATTCATACTCTAAATATTGATCTTTTTGACTTGGGGGAACTTTGGCATCAGATCTTCCGTCATTCAACTTAGGATTGACAATTTTTAAAACACCTTGAGATGTTAATTCCAAGTTATCAAATCCTGGGAATAATTCAAATGTTTGTTCTACTTCTGCAGAATCTTCTCTGATTAGACTATAAAGAACTCTTATATCTGCTACTTTTGGTCTATATGCTGACAATAAAACCTTTAAGGAAGATGCTGGTTGCGCGAGATTTACTGGATTTGTAACGTAAATTACTTCATGAGGGTCATTTGATAATGAATTTACTCTAGAATCTGTAGCATAATTCGTTATTGGACTATTAATATTGTCTAAGATGAATTCAACAGTAGATGTATCTGTGAATACTATTGGAGAAAGATTTTTATCCGTTGTACTAAGTGTTAATGTAGAATTAAATGATCTCTTTCCAGATATATTATTGAATTGTGATTGATTTAATTCATTAACTCTAGAGCAAACCATACGAACAGAAGTTAAATCATTCTGTCTATTTGGTATTACTTCTTGAATAGTATTTTCAAGAGTGAATGAAACTTCATTTCCATCGATACTAGTTCCTGATGTAGTTCTTATATTAGAAGTTACAGAAGTTTGTCTTCCTGGAGAAATAATATCAAATCTAGGATTGATTCTATTGAACATGATATTTTCTGATGCTTTGATATCATCTCCACCACCAATCAATAATGTTGAGAACGATACTTGTGGCAGTGTTCCGGCACTAGTTGATCTATCATTTCCTATCGATTTTCCTTCTATACTGGATGTTGCTCCTCTATCAACTTCAATATAGTAAGAACCACTTTGAATTTCAGTATCAGAAATATCATAAACTACATTATTAATTCTTCTTAATGAGATTCCATTAAACTCATACTTCATTACTGGATCATTAATCGCATGATCTTCTGCAATTCCTTCCACTGCCCTTGAATTGATAGTTAATTGATTGTTTACTGCTGCTTGATATGCAATAACTTCATCTCCAATTTTAATATATCCAACATTGTTAGAGTTAACAGGTTGTCCTTCAAAAGTAGTAAATACTGATGAATCATCAACTGAAATAGTTGCATTAGATGAAACTGTAGCACTAAGATCTCCTTTTAATACTGTAGGTGCTGTATCAGAAATAATATCATCTAACAATACCTTGTTGTTATTTGCATACATTCCATGATTGAAGTGTTGAACTTGTAAATAATTTCCAGAATTAATTCCTCCGTCTTCAGTTGAGGTTAAAACATCAGATCCAGAATTTGCGGTGCTCGAAGCACTAGTATAATACAATAGATTGCCAGTTGGAATATCACCCTGAACGTTGCTTAGATACAAAGTATCCGTGTTCCCACTAGCAGTAATAGTAAGGATTGCATTTCTTCCAGTTTGACTAGAAGTATTGGTAAGTGAAACAATATCACCTGTACTATATCCTGTTCCTCTATTATTAACAGTCGCAGCAGTAACGCTACTGCCGGTACCAACAGAATTTATATTTACAGTTAGTCCACTACCTTGTCCCGAAATGTTAACAGTAGAAACATTAGTACGAACTGTATAATTTGCTCCTCCATTAACTATATTAACATTAGTAGCACTACTTCCAGTAGAAACAATAGTTCCAAAACTATTTCCTACACCAGCAATTTTTCTGCCTGCAGTTAAAATTCCTATTGTTGCAGCACTATTGGTTGTTGTAATGCCAAGTGTTACATTTTTTGGTAATGCTGTTAATGCATTCTGATTAAGTGTGGGAATGTATCCATTACTAGAATCAAGAGGTGGATTCGAGAAATGTGCAATACCTGTGTTTGCAGTGAATTTTGCCTTATAAAGTTTAAACTTAAGGTCTGATTCTTGAGCAGGAGTCCATGTTGATCCATTTTGAGATTTGAAAAGACTTCCAAGAGCAAATTGTTTGCTATATCTTATAGATTCTGTAGCAGGAAGGTCCTTGGTTTCAATGGTTGTTTCTCCCATTTTTGCTGTCCAAACCTCATATTGATCAGAGTTTGGAGCAAGCAGAACTATTGCATATTCCTGTCCGGGTGGGAGATAAATTGGAAAATCAAAGACAACTGTAGTTGCAGTTTTTCCATCATTTGAAGTTGCTATTTGATCGGGAGTTAATGTTTTTGGTTCACCTACAATATCTAATGTTGGTATTCCTAATTGAACAGTTCTTATTTCAACAGTAAGTGGTTGACCTCCACTTGGTTTTGATGCGAAGAATAAATCTACCTTAGTTACAAATACTCCATTATCATCATCAGTATCACCAAACCCAGTTGGAGCATCAATATCTCTACCAACAACAAAACTTTGTGCTAGTGGATCTACTCTACGTGCCCTGACGTTTCTTCTGGTTGTAATCGTAGTTATAGTAGAAGTTATATTAGCAACATTTGTTGTTGTATTTGTAGTTATTTGTCTTGTCTTTCTTAGAGTTCCGTTTGCAGTATAGGTAGTATCTCCAGCAGAAATTAGTGTGCTACCAGGGAGTGGTTTTTGATTTGTAGAACTACTAGATAATCTATAAGTTTTTCTTCCGGTGAGGATTCTGGGATTTGGGGCGGGCCTTACATGAGGATTTTTTATAAAGAATGAACCAAATAAAGTTCCATTAACATCAGAAATAAGTTTTAAATCTTTTACATATGCAATAGCACCACTAGTCTGTCCAACTATTTTTGAACCTTTTTCAAGATATCCTTTAAATCTTCCCTGATCTTCGGCAGATAGTGAGTTTAAATCAATGTTTATCGTCCTAGAAGATTGACTATATGCTGAAGATATATTTTCCGAATTTGCATATGGATTGATGCTATATGTGGTTGTTGGGGACTTAAACGGACCTGTTTTGTGATTTGATGCTGCTAATCTAAATTTTCCTATTCTTTTTCCTGCAGTAAATACTTTTATAGTCTCTCCTGCCCGGAAAGAATTGTTGGAAGATCCGGAATTTGTTAAAGTACGAGAATTTGCAATCTCGACAAGTTTTGGAATGAAAGTTAAATTACTATGACTATCTAAGAATTGGTAATGTCTTGCAAGAGGTCTGAAAAGAGCTCCGAAGAAAGCAATGTTCCTAGAACGGACATATTTTTCTTCTCCTGAGGAAACAAGAATAGTTCTGACGTCAGTAACAGTATTACTGGTAGTATTAGTGTTAGTTGTAGTGTTAGTTGTTCTTCTTACAACTTCTGAATGTTCTACAAAATCATCAAAGGCATCTGGATTTAAATCTACAATTCTGTCTCCAACGGTATTTTGTCTCGATATATTGACTGTTCTATTAACTGCTCTATTGATTGTTCTTTCAACAACACGAGGTGGAAGACTGAGAGTTCTTACCCATACATCATGATCCGGAGAAAGTGTAATTATTCCATTGTATTCTACAACATGGAATGGATTAACATTCTCAACCGTCGTAGCAAAAGATTGATTTAACCAATCTACAGAATCATATTTTAAAGTAACTGCAGGACCAGTTTTTTGCACATTTGGATCCAATAAAGCATAATTTTGCGATAAATCTAGTTGACTTTCTGGTACTTCTACTGCAGGAACTAATCTTTGCTGTAAAGAATCTCTAAATGCAAAAGATCTGAGTTCTCCATTTCTGACGTCAGAAGTTGTTAAATTTCTATTCGATAGATCTTTATTGTTAAAATTATCTACAAATATTCCACTTTTGAATCTATCATTTCCACCAGCATCTTCAACTTTTAAAGTTTTTGTATTAAGTTCGAGTAAAGTTAACGATGTAACTCTCTCTAAATTATCAATTCTATCTTCAAGATGACCAATATCTCTCATAGTATATCTTCTATTGTCTATAGTAGATATAGTAACCTCATCAGTATCATATAGATAAGCAGGAATATTAATTTGTGCTATTTGCATTAAGTCATTATCTTCATTTGATGGTGGTTTTGGATCTGCAGCAGAAACTCCTTTTCTTACAATAACACTTCCAAACTTATCAAGATATACTCTATCAATTCTGGGAAGATAAAAATCATACCCGAGTAATGATCCCTCTCCAGGTTTTAATGTTAATTTTGGATCACCAGCAGCAAAATTTCTTGAGGTAAAATCAAATGGAGATCTAGTTGTTGATGTATCAAAGGTTGGTACTCTAGGTCTGAAATCAAGAGTATCGGAAGCTCTGACATTTTTTGATCCTATGACAGGAATATCTTTGGAAAATCTTTCCGCATCATAACTGAGAACAGTAAAGACATCACCATTATCTGAAGTTGGAATTATATAGTGATCATATACAACTAAAAGTTTCTTTTCTGGAACTTGAGTTCCAACTCTGATCAATCTCGAATAATCATAGTATTCGTCTCTTTGACCTTTATCTAGAGTAAAATTATTCGTAATATTTTTATATTTTCCGAGAGTTATTGATTCTAATGTCGAAATTATATTAGACTCTTTGAATACTATATTTTCTCCTGGATCAAATTTTTGATCATTCAGATAAACGATTCCAATATTATTTGACGGAATTGGTGGTGTTGCTGACGAAGAAGAATTTTGGACAATTCTTGCCAGAGCTCCACTATCGGAACCAATAATATCTTCACCAATAATCGCATTAGTATCTACTTGAGATATTGAAGAGAATTTAAATAAATCTAAAACAGGATTTGCAGTATTTGTGGATTCATATACCGCAAGAACTTTAGATACATCAGGAACATTTAAAGATATTTTATCATCCTGAACTCGCAATCCATAATATTGATTATAGGTTAATCCATCATTAATTGAATCACTAGTTGCTGCACCAGACTGAACAAGTTGTGATAGATCTATAATATCTAAAGCACTTCTCGTAAATTCTTTAATCTTACTTTGAATGCCATTTTTTATAAGAGTTGCATTTACAACAACAGATCCATTATCTAATCCATTAATGGTTACAGTATTGCCTGATAAATTGAAAGAATCGGATGTAATTGATCCAATTCCACCACCACTTGTATAATGAACAGAGTATCTTTCTTGGTCAAATGATTCATAAGATGCACTAGTAATTCCACTATTGCCTAAATCAAAAGTTAAACTATTTCCAGAAACAGTTAAACCAGTTATTTGTTTAGTTATTGCTAACTGAGAGTTGGAAAGATTTACTGAAGAAATATTAGAATCAGGAAGATCTGCATAAAGAGATCCATTTTCATTATTTCTCAGTTCTGGAACTGCAAGTTCAATAATATAATTTCCATCTGGTTTAGCACTAATATAAACACCAGATACACTACCACCAGGGGAGTCGATTGTTATTGATGTCAGATTTCCATCTACTGCAGTAACTCTATTATAATTAGGAATACTATTTCCGGATGTTCCATACCTAATAATATCACCTACTTTGATGCCGGTAAAAAGATTACCTGCACTGGTAAAAACGTTGGAATTTAAATTTGCTTCAGCAATTCCTGCAATTTTTCTAGAACTAAGAGCACTATCTGCTGTAAACGTTGTTGGGTATCCAGAGAAACTACTAGTATCTTGAAGCACGGATTTAATGTCTCTGATACCATAAACAATAAAACTCTTTAATGTTAATGAAGCATCAACACCATTGACAAGTAATTGTTCATCAGCAACGAAAGTTCCTGAGGTTTGATAAACATTTAATGATGCTCCACTACCAGCAGCGACTGCAAAACCTGTTGCACCACTACTCTTACCTTTAATAAATGATGTTGCTAGAACTTCTGTTCCTGATACGGATCTATTAAAAGTCAAATTTGTATAAGTTTGAATATCATAAAGATATAAATCCCATTGAGTTGCCGCACCAGAGTATGCTGCATCTGTTAAATTGAATGTATATACTTTTGCTTTTCCTATAGTAGAACCACTATCCCCCTTTAACCGAGATTTTAATTCAATTTCTTCATGTTCTTTTGGAGCGCCAACAACATTATTAACTCTCAGAAGGTGTCCCATCTCAAAGGGAACATTGATGCTTGATATATTTTCAGTATCTCTTGGTTTTTCGACATCAGAAGTTACGGCTGCATCAAGTTCAACATCATATCCAGATACATATGCTTTTCCAGGTGATACCTGAACACACATCAAATCATCAGATGGAGTATTTAATTCTTCTGTAACTTCATTTTCTAAAAATAAACCATCATTATCAATTCTATCGTTCAAAGATTCTAGAACATTTACTCTAAATTCATCAACAGTATAATGCCCAGATTCATCAAAAGTTCTTTCTGCAATATAATCTCTAACAATATTATATACTGTTTTATCGACTACTTTCTTTAATTTTCCATCATCAACTCTAAGAAGTTCTATAAAATCCGTATCATTGAAATCTGTTAAAGATTTTTTAACTAAAGTTAAACCAATTTTAAATCTATCTGCACCAGGTGCTGCGAAGTTTGTAAACCCTTTTGCGTTATCATATAAAGAACTATCATCTTTGGCATTTACTACAGTTTCACTTACCTTTAATCCAACTCTATAAGATGAAACATTTGTATAATAATCTAATATCAAAGTTTCTTTAGAAACATTAACAAAATTGCCTCTTACAAAGTAAACTCCATTATCAATAGACGCAGCAGCACCAATAAATATTGCGTCTTGCTCCAAGACAGAGGAAAATACCGTTCCAGAATTAATAACAGTATTTCCAAAGGTTATATTTTCGGATGCAGTTAAATTTTCTCCAGGTGTAAAAGTAGTTGATTCAGAATCAGTACCTGCATTGAAATATTTTACATAAATCGTTAAATTATCTACCTCATCACTATCTGTAGTCAATGCAAAGTTTTTAATTGTGGCACTTACACCAGATAATACACCTGTTATAGTTTTTCCAATGGCATCTTTAATATAGACTGAAACATCTACCCCTAAATTGGTAGCATTTAATTTTACCGCACAATAGTCATTATCAAAGGTTATTCCTCCTGGAAGAACCATAGAACCTTCTTTGAAAATATTACTCCCAAAAGATTCTACTTGATTTTGTAAGATGGACTGAAGAGTGGTTAATTCTCTAGCCTGAACTGGAAATCCTGGTTTAAATAGAACTTTATAAAAGTTTTTACTTTTATCAAAGTCATCATAATATGGGTTAATATTTAAGTCTGTTTTTTGTGCCATCTTTTTTTAGAATTCCAGAATAATTTTAACGTCTTCTTTTTGTCTAGAGTCTCTTTGAACTTCGGGTCGATTATCAATGTAGATTATATCCCCTGTCTTCTTATTTATCTCAGGACTTGCAAGTCCTTTTGAGAAAGTAACTCCTAAATTAATTTGTTTAGAGTTAATTGTTATGACACTACCATTAAAACTTGTGTCTATAGTTCCGGCAGGACTTAATCCTATAACAGCAGTACTAAATCCCACAATAGCAGAAGTCAAATTATTGTCTATTTGGTCTACTTTATTACCAAAACTCAGGGATCTATCTTGATAATACTTTACAATATTAGTTTCTTTATCGTAAGAAGCCACATATCCTTTTGCAACTGTTGTAACATTGTTAGTGGTTACAGTTTGTGTTAAAATGTCTCCCTTATTAAGTGTTACTTCACTAGTTAACTTAATGGCAAAAAGTGAAGAAAATTGATTATCTGTAAAAGTTGTTCCTCCTCCAAAGGTTTCGGGATTTTTTATGATACCGACCTGAGCAAATTTTGTATCTGTAGGAAAATCTTTAGTTGAATCATCAAATCTAGCGTATAATAATACTTTATCAGTTCCTAACTCTTGATAAATGTTATATCCATGACCTTTAGATGGTGGAATTATTGGAATCAATTTTGCATTTTGTCCCGATTGACTCCTCAAATTAATAGCTCCGTAAGTATATCCCCGACCTCCTTGAGTTACTGTTACTTCAGTTATTATACTATTAGTTACTTCAATATTTACTTTTCCTCCAGTTCCATCACCTATAATATCTGCGGGTCCCTGTGTATATCCAGTTCCACCATTTTCAATATATACCTTTCGAATTTGATTGTTATTATTATCAGAATTTCCACCATCTCTGATTATTTGAATATCAGAATCTGTGGTCGTTAACCAATTATTTGGAACAACAAAAAATTCTGTAGAGTCAAATTTAATAACATCTGCTGGTGATACTTTAAACAAATACTGCCATACATACCCATCACTTAGTTTAGCTGGTTGTGCATCAGTATGTGTTGGTTTAACTGTTGACAGAGGAACAGTGACATTATCATTAGGTCCTGTAGGACCAGAAGTTCCATTATCAAGACAGACATAAATTTTAAACTCATCAGTAATCACATAATATTCTGCACCATACAATGTTAGAGACTTATTAACAGGAGATTGATTTCCTTGTTTATAATCATGCCTATACATATCATATTGGTTATCTGAAATCCAATCAATTCTTCTTACAACTCTTCTAGCGTTTTCTGTGGTAATTTTTTTGCCAAATAAACTAGTATCTCTATAATGATATAAGTATTGTAAATTATCGACCGGATTATTATTTGTGCTTGTATCCCAGTTAACATCTCTACCAAATCCAGGATCTGGTGATTTTGGATTTGATAATCCCAAAAAAGCATAATAAGAATTATTACTGATAGACTCTACAAAGGAACCAGCATTCAATATTCTAAATTGGTCTGTTACGAATGCAGCCATATTGATAGTTTTTTAGATATTTATACGACAAATTTAAGATTCTCTTTTCGGAAGAGCACCGGTTTTTCTAATTCCAACACCTTTTCTTTGAATAGTAGGATATGTTGATAGACCAGAAACGACATTTCCAGTTACAGCAATTGATACTGGATTTGAAGATCTTGTTCCACTAGATAGTCTTCCCCAAGAATATCTTCCAACAATATTATTTGGATTACTTCCAGTGGTAGCAATTCCAACAGTATTTGTATTGGAATGTACATTGCAGGTTATAACTCCCACATATTTAGGTCCTACTAACAGTTTGGATGACCAGTCACCAACATAATAAATGTTATCTAAACACGTAGTTCCAATACCAACCGTTTCAGAATTTAAACCAGTAGTATTAATTGAGATCACACCATTGCCAACATTAGTTTCATTAATATAAATGGGATATCCTGTAGATAATCCACTGAGTGTTGCACTTTCATCAATAATTGTAAACACAATAGCTAATGGATTTGATGCAGTTCCTGCGGATGTTGTGATTCCGGTAATAATTCCAGAAGAACCGTTTATAGCACCAAATGATGTGATTTTTTCAACTAATCCAGTCGTAAATCCTGTTGTTGCAATTCCGTTTACAATTAAAGCATCACATGGAGTTGAAAGATCACTATAACTACCATTATCGGTTTCAAAACTGAACAGTTTTGAATTTTCAATAAACACTTCAGTATCAGTTGTTGATACATCCTTAATAATTCTTGCGGTTGGAAAAACTAGAGGTTCTATTGAATCTCTAGTTTTGGGTACAAACTCACCATTAATTTTCTTACCTATTTTTTGTTTAGTCCATGAAACTGGTTTTTGATTTTGTTCGTCAACTCCAATACCAGCATAACGGTTAGTTTCAATTCTATCAGACTCTGTTAAATTATAAACTGTTCTATTTTCCTGTGTTACTGTGTTTGAAATAGTGTTATTACTATTAACTTGAACAATGTCACCAGGTTCTATAGTTGGTACGACATTATCATTTTGTGAGGCATCCGTGCCTTTAAGACCTTTATAGTAATAAATTTCAACTTCATCTTCAGGTAAAGGTGCTTTTGTAAATACAAAAGAGGTTCCACCTTTAAATATGTAATTAGTTACAGGTTTTTGGAGAACACCATTTATAAAGATTACCAATACATTGTTCATGTTATCTTTGATTGGTTCATTATTATCAGCTTCGAAACTTAGAAGTTCTCCATTATAATTAAGTGGGAATCTAGTTCTGCTTCCATCTTGAAGTTCTTTGGTACTATCAATATAATCAAGTTCTCCAAATTCCCAAGCAGCAAAATTATCAAAATACGTTTCAAGCACGGTAAGTTCAAAATTAGATAATGGTGAGGATAATCTAGAATCCGTAACTAAACCAACCGGTTTAAGTACATCACCTTTCTGGAAAGAATATCCCGACCTTGAAATTTTAAACTCTGTTATTTCAAAATGAGTAGATCCTATTCCTACAGTTGTAGAAGATCCACCAACTTTAACATCCAACAATAATCCAATTCCAGTATCTGTTGTTGCTCCAACTCCAAGTCTAGAAACTCCAGTAATAGGGAGATTTTTATATGATGGATCGTTTACAAATACTGCTGGATTTACATAATTGGTTCCAGCAGAACCAACATTAAAGGATAGAGTTCCACCAATACCTATAGAATCTACTGAAACTACTGCTCCTGTACCGGCACCACCACCACTTCCTACACCAATTTGAATGGTATTTAATGTCGTTGCTGCAATTGCAACTGTAGGAACATTATGAATTGGGTCTCCTCCAGACTGTCCTCTTCTTAATTTTGTCTTAGATACAGACCTTGGATATGAATGATTTGTTGCATGACCATCCTTAGAACAAGTAAATACCAATCCATCAGTTTTGATACCAATTGTATTTGATGTTGTTAAACCGTGATTGAGAATAGTTAGGATCAAATCACCAGTTCTAGAATTGTAAATAGCATCTGTTGCAGTATGAGTGCCCCCAGTATTATCCGTAATTGAATTTACTCCAGCACTTACAAATTTGTGATCATACTCTATGTCTACTACACTTACTCCAATGGAAACCAATCCATTATATCCAGATCCTAGATTATCAGTGGTTCCTAAACCAACAGATACGAAAGAACCTCCAGCACCAACAACAGCAGTGACAGAAGCACCTACAAGTGGTGCAAATCCAAGTCCAGGAGTAGATCCAAGTGAAACTATAATTCCACCTCTAGGAGTTTCATTTTGATTAACATCCGTATCTGAGGTTACAAATTCGACAGGATCTACTTTTGGTTTTGTAATTCCAGAAAATTCTACGGTTGTTATTCCTACAGAAGTATCTTCATTAATTTCATAATTGAATATAGCAGGATTGTTTGCAGTTTTTGGTGATTGATAAATGCTATTAACAAAGATAAGACCACTTCCACCTATGGTTCCAATACCAGTAGTATTTGCTCCACCAACAGTTAGTGTAAATGTTCTTCCTATTCCCGTAAATTGATCGGATATATTATCATAAACTTTATTAGTATCTCGTAAAATGCCACTAGAATCAACAACAGATTTCAGGAATGTTCTTCCAGTGAATGATGATGTCTCAAAATCTAAGTTAAATTTTGTTTTATCTATTTGAGGATTTCCTCTAGGTGGTTCTGCAAAATGAATTTCATCATCTACAATGTTAAATGCTCCTTTGTAAATTCTTGCTTCAGTACTATCTGAATGAGATGTTGCAGAAGATCCAACAAATCCTCTATTAACTTCAACAAGATTTATACTTCCTCTGTTAGTAATTGGACCAATATTTGTGGTTCCAAGTCCAACATTAACTATACCCATAAACTCATTATCAACATATAATATATCTCTTATATTGATTGTCGAAATTCCACTCAAAGAAACAAAAGTGGTGCTAACTCCTAATGTACCTGCAATATTTCCTGATAAACTGTGTGCTACTTCAGTGTATGCGACTGGATATTGAACCAGTTCATCAACTGTAATAATAGATTTGGAATTTTTCTTCTTCATAGTAAATCTATGAGCATTTCCTTCTCCTAAAGAAGTAAATGTTGTTCCAATTCCACTTATAGCATTTGAAGTTGATGTTGCGACTTTAAAAGTATCTTCAGTGAGTTTAATAGCATATACTGAACTTGGTAAAAGATCAGTAGCACTTGTCATCATGGCACTAGTTCCAACACCAACAATTGTGGAGTTTGGAGTATAAACTAACTCTTCACCAGTGTAGAAGAAGTGATCTTTGATAGTGAATAGTCCAGTGGTTGCTGCCAAGGATACTGAATTGGGATTAAACTGTTTTGAGAAGATTGGTGTATTGTTTGTAGTCAGTTTAAAGTTTGTTCTATTAATTCTTTCTCCATTAATTGAGTTATAGAATTTTTCATCAATGCTCTCAATAACAGATCCATATCTTAAATCATCATAATCATTAAGAGTATCTGTTCCAGAATATAATGATTTGCTGAAAATTTCAATATTAGTTTCTTGACTCTGATCATCTGGATAGAATTTTAATATTAAATTACTGCCAGACACTTCTCCACCAAATGTCCCAATACCAGATGCGGTATCAAGAATACTAGTACTACCTACAGAAAGGAAAGGTAATTGTTGAGTATAAACATCAATTCCATCAAATAACATCATAACTTGATGAAGTGCCTTAGTAGAACCTGCACTTACTTGTACTACAGATTTTGATGCATTAAATAATGTCTTATCTAGAGTATGAATTGCTGTGGATGCTAAAGAAACTGTAGATTGGAAATTGGATTGGTATATTGCACTTCTCTCCTGCCCATCTAATTGATCAGAAGACTTAAATCTAAATGCTCCTATTCCAGATGTTGTTGTTCCAAATCCAACAATATTAGTTCTTATTTTAATCGGATTAGAAGAAGTATTTTCATGTATCAATGATAAAACTCCACCTCCTAGATCAGTGCAGGTAAATAAACCTATCGGATCTCCTGTTGAAGAACTTAAATCATTATCAATATAATATTCAGACATATATGTATTTGTTCCATCATGTGCGATATACAATCTCACATAATTCATATCATCAGTACTGGTATTTCTTACCTGTGCATTAACATAAAGAGATTCAAAATTGCTAGAATTTAGTGAAATAATCGTAGTTGTTCCTATACCAACCGAATTAGTCTCTATATTTACAGATCCAATTAAATCTACAAATCCAATAGATGTTGTTCCTACTCCAGTGACATTCGAATTAAAAGTTTGTTTAATTAGTTTCAGATCATAATTTGTATTGAGTGGATCAACCGGATTGAATCTTAAGAAAGTTTCATCAAATTCATTTACAAATAATTCAAATGTTCCATATGGAGTATTTGAATTCTGTAAAGATTCATTTTCAACAATAACAACCTCTTTTTGATCACTCAATATAGTTACATCGGTTAATTGTACTTCACTACCATTTTCGCTAACAACTCTGAACAAATAATTATGATATGATATATCGTCAACTTCTTGTATTGATAAAAATTCAGTATTTTCATCTTCGGAATTTGAAAACTGATTGCTAATATTATCAATATTCAATACATTGAGATTTTTTAAATCTGTATAATTAGTTAATTTTTTATTTTGGAATCTTAAGAACTTTGATTTTGCATCAACAACTTCACTATCAATAACATTATCAAAATTATTAATGGTGTCTACTCTCTTTTGATCAATTGCATCATAAACAATGATAAATCCATCACTAGATTTTTCTAATCCTGCATTAACAGAACTTGATACTTGAGTATCTGCAAAGTTCTTCAATCCACTGGTATGAACTAAGTTTTCTACAGGAGATTGTTGATCTTTATATGTTGCTGAACTTTTTATTGAATATGACAAATTCTGATAATAATCATTATCTGCAGTAACCTGAAAATCTTCACTTAATTTTCCAGTTTCAGTATCCCATCCAATATTTCGTAAATTGGAATAATTTACATTAAAGATTGCTTTATTGTCAGTTAATGTTTCTATTGTGGCAATATTGCCAGACTCAGTTCCTCTAATAATTTCACCGATAGATAATTCATACAATCCAGAAACTTTTAATTTATTCCCTTCACTTTCTACAACTGTCAAATCTATATTTTGATTATTTGAGGATAAAGTTTCTCCAACTAAGAATGTAGATTGTTTCTGAGTTAGTTTGAATGATGGATAATCATTTTTATTAATTAAAACTCCACTAAAATCCTGAACAGTTTTTGCAATACCAGTGTTTGTAGTTAATCCGGATATATCAAATGTTACTTTATTATTGATAGACGAAGCATTATCATAGTTACTTACCTTAAACAGTTTAAATCCATAATCTTCTGAATTAAATCCATCACCACTATTACCAAGTTTTTGAATTCCTTCAACATATACAAGATCACCAACTCCAAATGGTTCAACTGTAAAAAATCCAGTTCTTGGTGTTGTTATGGAGCATGTAAATATACCAGTATTTGAAGATGCTACATCAACAACAGAGATTCCATTACTATTATTAGTGGTAAAGATTTCTACTCCACCATCAGATAATCCTTTTGGAGAAACTTCAATATCTACAGATGAAATTGAAGCTCCTGCTATATTTGCATTCAATAAACCAGAATTAACAACATTTCTTGTGGTGGAATCGACAATAGTTAATATCGGAGTTTCAGTATATCCATTTCCACTATTTAAAATTGTCAGAGTGTCTATAGTATTAGAATTTTTTAATACTATATTTGGAGACACACTAGCTTCGGGTCTTAGTGTTTTATCTGAAGAATAAGTAAATCTGTTATTTAAAATTCTTTTTTCTTTTATTGAACCAATTAAATTTGATTCTATATCTACAATTAAATCGGAACCAGAAACTGAGTTTGTAGATTTTAAAATTGGTGTCTTCTTATATTCGGATCCAAAAGATAAGACATTTAATGATTTAACAGACCCAGTTGTAGAAATTGATGTTGTAGAATATTCCAGAGTATCACACTCCGTAGAAATATACGAAGATCTCTCAGGTTTTTTATCAATATTTAAATTGAAAGTTGTTGTTCCTACACCACTTATGCTATAAGTATTATTATAAAGACTGACATTATATCTAATACTGGAATTTTCCTGAACATCAGTATCTGGATTTAATATTACTCCATTTTTTTCCAGATTGTAATATAATTCCTCTGAAATTGTAGAATCATATTCTAAAGTTAGTGTTGCAGTGGTTCCAAGTCCGACAGTACCTACTCCAGATAAACTAAATGAAGTTGTAGATCCAGTAGATACAAATTCATTTTTGAATTGAGAATCTGTATAAAGTTTTAAACTATAATTGACCAAGCTTGTATCAGAAAGATCGAATACTAAGTTATTATTCTTTATGATATTCAATCTTGGATTAATCAATGCCAGATTTTGATTGGACCCTCCTGTTGAAGCAAAACCTACGATGGATGGGGGAATTTGTTGAGAATTAAAGTAAGTTTCACACAACTTAATTTTATTTTTATTGACTTTATATACAAAGTATTCAATTCCACTTAAAGGACCATTTTCATAAATGACTTTATCTCCAGTCTTTAATTCATGATTGGCAATGGTAATTTCATTGGTTGTTGAATTGATTCCAGTAGAATTAAATCCAATTGGATTTATGACAATATTGTTAATCTCGGTATTATAGATGACACGAACTGATGTAGAAGTTCCAATACCAACAGAAAGATTTGGTTCTATATCTAAAGTAATACTATCACCATTTTGAAGTCCATGCGATGTAGAAACGGAAACGGTTGCTACATTCTTTTCAATATCACCAGTTATTTGTGTAAAGTTGGATCTCAGTGAATATTCATCATTATCTGTACCATTAGTATGGAAGAATACCTCTTCACTATTAATCTCAGTCTTTAATCCAATAAGATTTGGATTTTTGTTGATAACAAAAAGATTTGATGGAATATTACTTTGAGTTTGACCATCAGTAGATATTGATAATGTTGTTCCTTTAGCAGTATAAATGACTGATTGGTTTGTTTTGAATGGGTGGTTTTCAATATGAAGACCCTTGGTTGGAATATCTCTTATTACAGAAATATCTCCAAAGATAAAGGACGTTGAATATCCAACACCAGATATTGTTCCTACTCCAACAGATTCATGGGGATTAAAGAAAGCAGTATTGTTTACTGCAGATTCAAACTTATCTACAGATTTTGAAATAGTAAATGAATCTGGTAAGAAGGATACTGAAGTTCCCTCACTATGGGATACTCCCGATAATCCTCTCTTAACTCTTAAAATATTTTCATTTCGATATATATCAAGAATTTTTAATGTTTCTGTTCCAACTGAAATACTACTACCAATTGAAACTTCATCTGGAACTGGTGCAACATATATTTCTGTTGTAAATCCAGCAGATGCTACACTTGTTACTGTAGAAAGACATCTTCCACTTGTATAAGATGGAACAGTAATTTGATGTATTCCGTTTAAAGATGTTAAATTAGTAGAAAATCCTGATATTGCAATAAAATCTAAATTTGAAAAATTATGTTTTGGTAATATTGAAATTTTTATTTTTTGAGGAGATTCCCATGTAAATAGAGAATTTAAATTGGTAGTGGTATTTGTAACAATAGTTGTAATATCTCTACCATTTATAGATTTTACCTCAACATTTAATCCACTTCCAAAAGTGTCAGTTTCATCAAATATTAATTTATCTCCAACTTTAAAATTATTACCTCCATTCTGAATCTTTACAGATTCTACTGCACCAGAATTCACAGATAAAATTTCTATCTTTTGATCTAAAACATCACTAGTTTCGTTGATAAAATCATAATCTGCATTTTTTTCTGCCGATTTGTATGGTAAAGTATTTCTTAATAGATTGGATCCATTAAAATCAAATGATTGTTCTAGATTAGAATCGGAAATTAACTTTGATCTATACTTATTACCTATGAAATATGGAAATTCGTCTATTGTTGCATGATAAGCATATACACCATTTGGATATTCGTTATTTTTTTCATACCTACCATTATACTCATCTAAATCACCACTTCCATCAAATTTGTAATCTTCAATGAAGAACCCTGAAGGAAATTCACTCGGTCTATCTACCACATTTGATATATCGAGAACATATCCAGATTCTAATGTTTTTAAATTGCCAGGAGATCCAGGAACCGAATATCCGGTTGGACCATAAATTGGATTTCCATCATATGCCCATCCAATAATTCCTGATAAAGATCCATCTTCTAAGAAAGAATTTCTCAATCTTTCAAAATATTTTAATGTTGTATATTGAAGTTTATCCTTACCAATTGATAAAAGTTCTCCTGTGGAAGATCTTTCATTACCATCAACTGTCAATGTTCTTATTTGAGGATCAATAATAGCATCTTTTCCTGAAGAAATAACTTGAATCTTTGTATTTGTAGAAGAATATCCAATACCAGTAGTAACAACTTTAACTTCTGATATTTTTCCTGAAGCATCGACTATTGCTCTTAATTCTGCTCCAGTTCCAGAACCAGTAACAACTAAATCCGGAACAGAATAGTACTCTATTCCTTCATAACTGATAGTAACACTAGAAATTCTACCTCCAACAACAATTGGGGTTAATTGAGCAAGTTTACCGTTCTCTACAGTTACTGTTGGTTTGTTTTCATAATTCAAAACTGTTGATCCATAACCAGTTCCAGATTCATAAACATAGGCATCAACAATACTTCCCTTTACTACTGGAGTAACTACCAAATCTTCAAGTGTTTGTGTGGTTGATCCAATTCCAGCAGTAACATAGTTGATTGAAACAGAAATATCAGGATATTTAAAGTATTGTTCTCCAGATCCAGTACTATTAAATTTTTCATAATTTTCCTGTTCATAATTTGAAGATACTGTTCCTCCAACACCAGCATTGCATAATCTGAATGCATTATCATCAATCTTCAAAACATAAAATTGATTTGCTGTTGAAATGCCAGAAATTTGAGTGGTCTCAAAATCATACTCTATAATTTCACCACTATTAAATCTATGGTTATTAAAATTAACCGTGTGTTCTGTTGTAGATATTCCAGTGGGGTTAACAATCAATCTTCTATTGGTATATCCTTCTCCACTGTTAATAATTTTGATACTATCAACTTGTTTTTTGGTAGAAAGAGTTGAAAATTTATGACTACCGGTAGATCCCGTAAAAATTCCAACAGGATTATTTTTTGATTCAAAATCACTTAAATTGAAATATAATCTTACTGCTTTGGTATTAGTAACTTCAACAAAATAAATTGAATTATCGGGCATCAATGAATTATTTCCTAATGTTCCGATTCCTATAGCAGGATTTCCTAAAGAATTATAAATTATCTGCTCACCGTTAATAAAATTATGATCTGTTAAAAATGCAATTTGATTAGTATTCTGATTAACTCCACCTCCAGTAGAAGATTCATCTGCATCAAATGAAACTTCTCTAGATCTAAAAACCAATACTGGTTCAAGATCAGCACCACTTCCATTTCCACCAGAAATATCAATAGAAGTAATTCTATCAATATTATAATCTTGAGAATCTACATATACTTTTTCAAATTTTCCGCTGATAACTGGTTGAATTTTTGCAGTAGTACCAATACCGGTAGAAACCCTGATGATGGGTAAATTAATTACATCATAATTTGTTCCACCAAATAAGATATCTACATCTTCAATTGGTCCAAAATAAATGTTATCGTTAGACTTATAGTTGCTAATTTCTACTCCATTTATTAACATTCCCGTGGTTCCGGGAACTGTTAATTCCCCAGAACCTTGTTTGATATTTTTTTCTAATGGAAATTTCCTAAAAAGTTTTTGTATTCCCAATTCAGAATCTTTTTGAGAATTTAAAATAAATTTATGAGATCCTATATTATCACCAATAGTTGTGCTTGGTATTCCAAATGTCAAATTACTTCCAGATTCTATTAATGATGCCGAACCATATAATTTGAATTGATTGGTAGATATTTTCTTTACAAAATATGTTCCTGTTGTCAATCCAACTAAAGTCTCTCCTTGAGAAGAATAGGATATTTGATCGCCCGTTATAAATGGAACTTGAGTTCCTCCTAAAGAAATAATATTAAATTTGCTATTTTCTTTATCTTTAAGATTATTGGTGCTAGCAATACTAACAGATTTAATATTTGAATTCAAATCGAAATCATATCGAAAACTGGTAATTCCACTTTCTCTTACACTTGATGGTAACGAGTTTGAAGCAACATATCCAAACTCATCTTTTTCAAAATAAACATTTGAAACATCCGATAATAAAAAATTATTTGTAAATCCTGCTCCAGATTGATTAATTTTATTTACTTTTCTTCTTATGTCATATTCTCTACCTGCTAGCAAAGTTGGATCATTTCTCAAATCTAAAGTATTTTTCGAAACATCAATATCGTCAATATAAACCAAATTTGATGTAGATACTACAACTTCACTGCCCCTTTCTAATATTTCAACCTCATCTCCTATCTTTAAACTAGATCTATCAATCGAAGATGCTAGTTTAATCTTGAAGTTATCCTCAATTTGATATCTGGTGCTTGTATTGTATATAAAAGAATTTGCAAAAATTTCTTTCCAATTTGAATTGTTATTATTTACCTTATCTCCAAGGTTTTTAATTTTAATTATATCTCCTTCAGATGTTTTGAAATTTTTACTCTGTTCTTGTATAGTATCAATCACTCCTAAAAGAAACAATTCAACCTTTTTGGAGATATCTCCATTTTCGTAGGAGAAGTATGTATCATTCGATCTAATATTTGATGCTTTGGATATATTAGTGATAATACCAGTACATCCAAAAAATTGATTAATACTCTTTCCAGTATAGGTGATAGTATTGAATCCTGAGATCAAAATTCCTGACTCTGGGAAACTAACAGTAGAATCCACCGTTAAAATGGAATCTCCTGCCGATACACTCTCAATCAACTTTGTGTTTGGCGTAATTATAAAGTTACCTTCAACAGAAGAATTTCCGTCATTGCCTATGTAAAATTCAATTCTGTAAAAAGTTTCTCCCTTTCTTGTAAAAGGTTCTAATGCAGAAATTGAAGCAGATGTATTTTCATCATTACTCTTTGTAAGAGTCTGTCCTACAATTTTCGAAATATCTCCAGAAATTACTTCTGCAACTGCAACTTCTCTTCTTACATAATTTGCAGAGGATGGTTTAATCAAATAATCCTCCAAGTTTATAATAGAAGGAGTTTCACCAAAAATGACTTTAAATAAGATTTTTATCGATTCGTCAGTTCCTTTAGACGAATAGAAATCTTTTGCTCTTTTTAAAAAGTTACCTGCATCAATACTTTCTGAAAATGAAATATTTTCCAGTCCTGGAGCAAAAGTCGATTTTAATTTTTTATAGAATTCTTTTAAAAATAATGAACTCAAATTCTGTACAGTTACACCACTACTATGAGATACTGCAGTTGATGTAGAAAATATCAAATCTTCATTATTTAAATCTTGATGATAATCAGTAATTCCACTAAAACCACGTATACAACCAGTAAAACTATTTGAGGTTATTCCAGTATAAGTGATAATTTCATTATCAATTTTTAAAAGACCATATTGATTTGGAAATCCCTTGGTGCTAGAAACACTAATTGTAGTCTCACTAGATGTTATATCACCACTTAATGTAACACTATCAACAATAACTTCTGGTTTTAAATTATCAAATTTTAAATATTCATCTAAATTATCACTAAGATCAATGGGACCACCCTGATATTCTTGCGAAATATAATATTGCTTTAAAAAATCAACTGTTTTTGGACTTTCATCCAAAATAAATTCTGGTAATTGACTGGAAATTATGTCCTGAATCTTGACTTTTGATTCAATTCCTGTTTGTATCATGCTACTTTCTTATTAAATTTCCGTTTGAATAACTTGAATTGTAGAAATCGTTAACAAATCTGGTCCCAGATATTTCATCACCAGAAGCAATCACGTCCCTTACCATATTTATTGTACTTTTTGGAATGTTTAATGAGACATATAAATCTCTCAATCCAACAACGTCATTAGATTCTGGGAATGCCTGAATCTCTATGACATTATTTGGAGATGTCGTTCCTGTAATGTTTATAGGGAAAAGAATAATCTCACCCTTTTCATAATCAACCGTTCCTGTCTGCTTTAATACGACAACATTATTATTAGAATCAAATTTAATTAAAGAAATGAAACCATCTTTTGCAATTTCTTTACTTGGCAAATTAGTTAAAAGATTGGGTGTATCTGTCAGATATACTGTAGAACTTTCTCCAACAATATTAAATCCGGTAGATTTAATATTAAAACCCTGAGATTTTACATGGAAACGATTTCCATAACATAATTCATATTGAGCAAGAGTATTTAATGCTACTTTCAAGTCTCTACGAATAATAATCTTTGTTATATTTGATGTAATAGCAATATCAGTATTATCAATAACTTGCTGTACTTTACTATATCTCAATCTTCCTCCAAACTTATTAAGATCTAAAGATTCTGAATATTTTGTAAGAGTATTTAAAACAGATGTTTTTAAAGTATCTTCTGACGATAATTGAGAATAATTGTAGTAAACAGAACTATCCAGTTCAACATAAAGAATTTTAAGATCTGTTATTTTTTGATTTATTCCAGAAACTGTGTATTGTTTTAAATCTGATGAGATTCTAGTTTTATCAAAATCAGAAACAAAACTACCATTCTTTGGTTTGATACTGATTTGTACCGTTCCAAATTGTGGAGGATCTAGTTGCTCACCCCCGACAACAGAAACAGATTCTGTATTTGGATAAATTTCTTTGATGATTGCTTCATAATCTCTTGATGTAACTGCTCTATATTGTGAAGAATATAGTTTTGGGGCAAAATACTTAACAGAGTCTACAGGTTCAATATCTCCACCATTAGAAGAAATTTGATTTGTAGTAATTGTTACTGTTCCAGGATCAATAATTTCTTCAGGTGTGGAGGCATTAGCCAAACTACCTGAGAAAGAAAAATTAGAGGCACCATTACCATCTCTTCCATCGGTTATAATGTAATTTGCAGTAATATATGTTCCATCACCATCTTCACCTAATTTTTTACCTATAAGACCATCACCAAATCTTAGTTCATATTTTTCATCTTGAATCTCACTGATAAAAAATACTCTAGAATTTTTGTCGATATTAAAAATATTTTTACTAAGAGTATATTCTATGCCCCTAGTATTCTCATCTTTACCAATATAAACTTTTAATTTGGAAGTATCAATAAAAGAATTATTTAAAATAAATCTTTGATCTAAAGAACCATCATATAAAAACTGTTTAGTTAAATATATTCCTTGAGATATATTGATATTGTTAAATGATGCAGTTCCCTTTACAAAATTGCCCCCATTATCAAGTGTGGGTATAGAATTTGCTGTAGTATCTTCTATAATGGAAAAAGTAAATATAGTGTCACTAGTACTCCCTGTACACACTATACCTGCCTTCAGGGTGAGTGTAGGAGTGGGATCGTTAGTTTCTATATCAAAAGATACTTGTGCCGTTGCAGCAGTTCTAGAACGTGGCATATAACCAATATTTCCAGCAAGAGAAACAACATTTTCTCTTAAAGTTGCAGAATCCAAGAAGGACTCATTCACAATCATATTAGAATTAAATGCTGTAATATAACTGTTATATGCTAACGTGTCTATCAGAACAGAAAAGTTTGACCCTTCAAAGTCAAAATCCGTAAAGTCGGAATTTGAACGTAGATAATCTTTGATGGATGTTTTTATCTGATCAAAGTCTAGATTTGCGTATTTTGTAAAAGGCATTTTATCTTGTTGCCTCTAAGAGGAATGAATATTCTTGTGTTGGAAACTCTTGACCAATAATATCAAATATAACTGTTACATTAAATGTGTTTTCGTCTGCTATTGGATCTACCTGAACGATCAAATTTTCGACTCTATCTTCAAAATTATTAATCGCAATTTCAATTTGATCCTGAATAACTGATGCAGTACCAAAATCAACAAATTCAAATANACTTCTTCTTACATCAGANCCCAACAAAGAGTTAAAAAATCTCTCTGTTGGGATCGTTTCTACTATATTTCTTACAGAACGACGAATTGCATTCTCATTTTTTAGAACCGGAAGGTCTTTTGTCACAGGATGAGGCTCAAAAGATAAACTAATATCTTTAAATGATCTTGATATCCTCTGAATTGCCATTGTTAAAGAGTTTTCGTAATTTTATTTATACTCTATTCCTTAAGATTTTTCTGTCCTTCCTTTAAATCATCATGCATGATCTCTTGAAGCACTCTTTCTTCTTGATCATTCGTTTTTTTGGGTAATGACCAGTGATCTGTGGTCAGGCTTGTAGTTCCCCACATTTCTTTCATGTAATTTGTACTTCTATCTACTGGTGAATTGCCCATTTTACTCCTATTTTGTTAGAATAGAACTTTTTGAGGGGTTCCTATCCCTATTCTTATTTATTTTTCACCCTCTTCGGATGAATTTTCACGTTCCTGTGCGGTCTTCCAGAAATATTCGTCCTCACGTCCCATTCCAAGTCGTTCAAATCCATTT